CGGGTAGGCTCAGGCCTCGGCCCCGGGTGGTCCAAGGCGACCAGCAATCCCTCCGCCGCCCGGGGCCACCCGTGTTGGCGCGGCCGGGCGCGGCGAGCATGCCGCGCCGGACGGGTGGCGCGGCTCAGCCGGCCAGTGCCCGCTTGATGCCGTCCTCGAGTGAGACGGCCGGGGTGTAGAGCTCCCGCAGCCGGGTGGGGTCGCCGACCCGCCAGGCCACCCCGGCGGGCTTCTCTGGTCGGGGTGCGATCTCGGGCTGGTAGCCGGCGGCGGCGCAGACCATGCGGGCGAGTTCGGTCATGGTGGTGGCCCGGCCGGTGCACACGTTCACCGGGCCGTCGAGTCCGGCGTCGACGGCGGCCAGCATGGCGGCGACGAGGTCGTCGACGTGGACCCAGTCGCGTGCCTGCCGGCCCGTGCCCCACACCACAAAGGGGTCCTCGCGGCGGCGGGCTCGTTCGATGAAGGCACGGAACGGGTAGTCGGGCGTCTGGTCGGCGCCGTAGCCGGAGAACGGCCGCAGCACCGTGACCGGCACGCCGCTGGTGCGGAGTTCGGCGGCGAGGGCCTCGCCGACGAGCTTGGCCCAGCCGTAGGTCCGGTCGGGTGCGCCGTGGTAGTCGTCCACCTCGGCCTGGTCCTCGGAGAGGCCGGCCCATTCGCCCACCACCGCCGGTCCGCGGCCGGTCGCGGCCGGCCGTGGCCCTTGGAGGCCGACGGGGTAGACCGCGCTGGAGGAGAGGTACACCAGGCGGCCGGGGCGGGCGGTGGCCGCCCACCGCAGGACGGCCTGGTCCAGGTCCAGGTTCACGGCCACGCCCAGGGGGTCGCCCTCGATGCCTTGACGGCCGCCGATCCGCGCGGCGCAGTGGATGACCAGGTCAAAGCGGGGTACGTCCCGCATCTGAAGCAGGGCGCGGCAGTCGAACGTCGGGCCACAGCGGACGTCCATGCCGCTGACGTCCCAGCCGCGCTCACGCAGCGCCGCTTCGACGTGCCGGCCGACGAAGCCGAAGTTGCCGGTGACCAGCGCGGCGTTCACCAGGTGGCCTCGGCCAGCCAGCGTTGCACGGTTTCCTCGGTCACGCCGTCGACCCACCAGCGGGTCGCGTCGCCGCGGCGGACGCGCGCTTCGCTGGCCTGCACCTCGATCATGAAGCTGGCCTGGGTGCCGTGGACGGTCTCGATCAGCAGCTCGTCGTCGCGGTACAGCGCGTGGGCGTAGGGCCACCTTCGCCGGTCCCGGTCGGTGGCGCGGCGGCCGCTGGCCTTGCGGCCCATGCTATTCGCAGCCCCAGATGCCGTAGCAGTACGTGAACCCGGCCGGCCGCAGGTCCAGCTCGACCCGGACCAGGACCTTGAAGCCGGCCACCTCCAGCATCGCCTGGACGTCCTGACGGTCCCAGCCCCACACGTGCTCCGGGTTGGCGTCGTCGGCTTCGCCCAGGGGGGTGGAGATCAGCAGCCGGGCAGCGTGGCCGCGGATCTTGCGGAGGACCACGTCGGGGTCGTCAAGGTGTTCCAGCGTCTCCGAGCAGACGAACAGGTCGGCCACGCCGCGCTCGTTGTGGGGCAGCCGGTCGATGGTCTCCTCGATGGGGCCGGTGAGCGGGTAGCCGGGGGCCAGGTCGCCGAGGGTGAGCGTGGCGCCGTGGGAGCGTTCCAGGTTCCGGGCGATGGCCGCGTCGCCGCAGGAGAGGTCGATCACGTGGCCGCGCGGCCGGAGGAGGTCCCGCGCCAGGATGGTGGAGACGTTGACGCGGAGCAGGTGGTCGTGCCAGCGGGTGTGATCGTGGGGGGTGGCGTACAGGCGGGCCAGCTCGGCCGGGCTGGGCATGGGCCGCAGGCGGGTCCTCACGGCCGTTCCTCGACGGCCTTGGCGACCGCGACCACCGCCACGGCGAGCGCGTTGGCAGCCAGCACCGCCGCGGCAGCCCAGCTGCCCCGTGCCAGGTGCCAGTCGCTGACGGCCACGAGCCCCAACGCGGCCAGGCCCAGCAGCCCGCCGAGTCGCCAGGGGCGTTTCACGGCCGCCAGCCCTTCATCGTCTCGATGACCTCTGGGAGCTGGTACTCGATGCCCTGGTCGGTAGCGTGCATCCCGGGGAACTTCCGCTCGTAGGCGGCGGAGAGGGCATCGGCCTCCTGGTCGAGCTGGGCGGCGAACTCCTCGGCCGTGAAGACGCCCTTGGCGATCAGGAGGCCGGTGAGCGCGTTGACCTCGGCGCGGAGCAGGATCGTCACCTCGCGGTGGTCGCGGACGGCCTGGCACTCCGGGTCGTCGGGGTGGCGGGTGCCGAGCTGCCAGCCGGCGAAGACGCTGCGCCACTTCGTCAGACGGTTGAGGCGGCCCAGGCCGTCGGCGGGGCTCACGGCTCGACCCTGGGGGCGGGCGGGGTGGCCCCCGGCGCACCGAGGCCGGGGCCGCCCGCCCCTGCGGGGTCCTCACGGCGTGCCTGGTGGCGGGCCAGGGCGCTCAGCACCTGGAAGCGGCCGACGCGTTGGTGGCGGACGACCCGCCAGCCGCTCGCCTCGGCCAGCTCGCGGTAGCCGTGGGTGTCCCAGGCCCACAGATGGTAGTCGGGATGGTTGCCGGGGCCTTCGTCCCAGGGGGAGCTGGCCACCAGGTAGCGGCAGTGGTCGGCGGCGCGGCGCAGCATCGCGCCCGGGTCGACCAGGTGCTCCAGGAACTCGGTCATCACGACCACGTCGGCCCAGCGTGGCTGGTAGTCGCAAAGGTCGGCCAGGGCGACCTTGACGCCGCGGCGGGTGGCGGCCAGGACGTTGGCGGGACAGAGGTCGTAGCCCCACACGGAGGCCTGGCCGTTCAGCAACGAGAGCAGGCCGCCGTCGCCGGCGCCGAGGTCGACGACGCTGCCGGCGCCGTGCTCGTCCAGGAACGCGGCCACGTGGCCGCGGGCCAGCAGCAGCCGCTGACGGTGGCCCGGCTGGGCCAGGTGGTCCACGGCCTCCCGGTCGCGATGCCACGCGGCCGTGGCCTGCTCCGGGACGGTGCCCTCAGGGAACAGGCGCCAGGCACCCACGGACCCGCTCCACGTCGTCGGCGAAGCCGGCGGCCAGGTAGGCACGGAACGCGGCGGCGTCGCGGGCGTACTGGTCGGGGCCGTTGACGCGCGCGTAGCCCGCGTCCCAGGCGGCCTTGCCGGCCAGGGGGTGGACGTGCTCGATGATCACGTCGTCGAGGTAGGCCAGGCGGTCCAGCTGGGTGCCGAGCGCCGCCCAGAAGTTGTCCAGGTACAGGTGTTCGAGGCCGGACGGGACCATCCCCCCCAGCTCCCGGACGATCGGCGCGCTGATGGCCACCGCGGTGGGGATGCGTTCGCGCTGGTACAGGTCGTTGCCGTAGACCACGCCGCCGCCCATGCCGTCCAACGCGGCCAGGAACCGGGCGTCCCAGCCCTTGGTGCGGGGGCGGTGGTCGTCGCCGAGGAACCCGACCGCTTTGGCGCCCGTCTCCGCGACCTTGGGTGCCATGCGGTTGAGCCACGGCCCCACCCGCGCGGCCGGCCCGGTGTAGGGGTAGACGCCGTCGCGGCCGCCGATGGCCTCGTAGGCGGCCCGTTCGGGGTCGTCGTGGTCGATCAGGAGCATGAGCTGGGCGCCGGCGGTGGTGAACTCGGGCCAGGCGTCGGCCAACTCCCGCGCGGCGGCGGGGCGCCCGCGGGTGGGGCAGAGCATCACCAGATCAGCAGGCATCAGGCAACGGGACCCTCGTTGCTCGGTGCAGAGGATGCGGAGGCTACCACGCCGGCCGGGACGGGGTCCTCCTCGGGGATGGGCACGTCAACCGGCACCGCGGCGAACGCGCGCTGCAACACGTAGTCCCGTTCGGCCAGCCAGATCGGCTTCAGGTGGGTCGTCTTGATGCCGGTGTGGACCCACATGGGAATGCCGAGGCTGCCGGCGCGGAGGCAGAACGACAGGTCTTCCCCGATGAGCTGGCCGGTGCGGGTGTTGGGCACCCGCTCGTACCACACCGGTCCCAGCTTCGCCTCCACCAGCGCGAATACGCTGCGGTGGATCAGGACGCAGGCCATGCCGGTGCCGGCGACCGGCACCAGGGTGTTGGCCGGGTAGTCCCACCGCACCGCGAAGCCCATCTGCTCCGCCGCCCCGTCGACCGGCTGGCCGTCGCCGTTGCCGGCGGGGGCGTCGGGTGGGGGGACCTTGGCCCAGTCGAACACCGTGGGGGTGGCCTGGGTTTCCCAGCCGCCCACCCCGTCGACGGTGAGTTCCCGCTGACTAAACGCCAACGCCCCCACCAGCGGCCGGCCGCGCGGGTCGGCGGCCTCGAACAGCCGGTCCACGGTGTCCGCCGCGAAGCCCATGTCGGTGTCGATCCAGAACAGCCAGTCGGCACGGTCGTCGGCCAGGAACTCCCGCACGGCCATGTTGCGGGCTTCGACCAGGCCGTTGGTGCCGCACCGGATGGCGACGTAGCCGCCGCGGACGACGCGGCCGTGGTTGGCCATGTCGTAGCCGATCAGCTCGACCATGGAGTGATGCCAGCTGTAGGCCACCTCGGTGGCGTGGGCGTAGGCCACCGTCACCGCGGTGGCGGGGTCGTCGTCGGGGCCGCGCTGGCCGGGCTCCCAGGCCCCCTCCGGCTCAGCCACGGGGGGCCTGCCTGGCGGCCTCCACCCGGGCGCGGAGGGCGCCCAGCGGCTCCGAAGGCGCCCAGCCGATGCCGAGGTCGTCGGCCTCGGCACGCAACGCGACCAGCTCGTCCCAGGCCAGGTCGGCCCGCGGGCGCACCTTCGGGGCGGTCACCGGGCGTTCCCGCCGGGCCGGGTGGTGCGCTTGCGGCCGGGTTCGGCGGTCATCTCCTCGACGACCCGCTCCGCGGCCGCCTCCGTCGCCGGGGCGGGGCCGGGGGCGGTGGCCTGGAGGCCGTAGCGGGGATCGTCGCTGAACAGGTCGGGGCGGGCCTGGACCAGGGGGTCTTCGGCGGGCCAGTGGGTGCCGACCCGCAGCAGCGTGGACCCGCCGCCGGGCAGGCCCACCATGGCGGTCGTGACCGCGTAGACCACCCGCAGCGGCGCCGGGCTCGGCTCGGTCACGCGGAGAACCCCAGATCGTTCAGGCGCGCGACGACGCCGCGGACGGCGGCGTCGTCGCCGTTGGAACGGTGGATCTCGAGCTCGGCGAGGGCCTGGTGGACGGCCGGGTCGCCGGACTCGCTGGCCGGCGCCAGCACCTTCTTGCTGCTGGCGGCCGCGGCGGACTTCCCGCCGCCGCCGCTGGTGCTGCTGGCGTGGTCCTTGTCAGGCATGGGACGCCTCCTCCTTCGGGTTGCCTTCGGGGTCGTAGCCGAGCAGGTCCAGGCGGGCGTCGAGGCCGCGGACGGTCTCCTCGTCGTCGGCGGCGGCGGCGCGGCGTTCCAGCAGCTCGGCCACCTCCGGGTCGCGGCCGGCCGCAGCCCGAATCCGGACGACGAGGTCGTCCTTGCGGCCGCTGGTGGCCAGGCCGCGGCGGCGGGCGGCGTCGCGGAGGTCGTCGACGGTCAGGCCCTCCAGGTCGTCGGGCACGCCAACCTCGGAGTCGGCGTCGGGCATGGCGGGTCCTCCCTCGGTGAGGGGCAGTGCGGGTGGGGTGGTGGGCGGCCGGGGCGCCGGGTGGACGCGGCGCCCCCGGCCGCCATCCTTGGGCTGGCTAGGCGTTCACCAGCAGACGGAAGGCGAGGTCGTTGACGGAGTTGGACCCGATGCGGGCGTAGGCGAACCAGCCCCGCTGCCCGGTCGGCATGTTCGCGGTCACGTCGAACAGCATCGGCACCAGCTCCACCGACATGCCGCCCCTGCGCGCGACCACGAAGTTGCGCCAGTCGCCCACCACGGCCAGGCCGGTGGTGGCGGTGCTGACGGT